TATTTAAGGGTCTCGTTGACTTTACTCCAGTCTTTATTCATCAAATCCTCGATGACGCTATGAATCTTCAAGGCATATTTTGTTCTAGGATGATTGCCATACTGTGTTCCTCTCAGAATACCTTCATAGAAGATGGTTACGATGATTTCAGTCTGTTTTCTATACATCATATATTCATATTCATCATATTTCTTGTTGCAGAGGAAGGATTTGTGTTGGGTGTTGTTGATTTCCATAATGTATATTTATAATAATTATTCTTAATTATTCACTTAAAAGTGAACAAGCTATCAATAAAATTATTATTTTTGCATTGCATATTAAAGAATTATAATTATGACACAAGTAACATTAAAGACAATAGAGCAGAATGACAACGTAGGCATGTTTTCTATCTGCTTCGATGGAAACTCCGAAAGCGAATTTGAAAAATTCCTGATGGAGTTTAAGGACAATGCGACATACAATAAAGACTTCAATGCCATATTATTGGCTTTATCCAAAATTATCGATAAGGGAGCATTAGAAAGATTCTTCCGCATCGAAGGAAGAATGAACGACCATGTTAGTGCTTTGTCTATCGATTCCCGCAAACTCCGCCTATACTGCCTAAGAATATCCGATCAGATACTTATCTTAGGAAATGGTGGTGTTAAACTATCACGCACATACCAAGAGAATGAAAAGCTCAGTGGATATGTCATGGATTTACAGACTTTTGACAAAGTTCTGCTCAAAGCCCAAGAGAAGGGTATCATTACCATTGAAAAGAATATGATAACAGACATAGAAAGTGCAACCTTTGAAATTTAAGCGTTATGATACAGAACAAATTATTCCGTGATTGCCTCGCTGCGATACCTGCCGAGCAAAAGGCAGAGTTCGATTTGTCTTTCGGTATTGCCGAGCGCATTAGTGAAATCCTGAAAGCCAAAGGACTCACCCAAAAGGATTTTGCCCGCTTACTCAACAAGCGAGACTCAGAAATCTCAAAATGGCTAACAGGCAGACATAACTTCACGACTCAAACCATTGCTCGTATAGAAACAGCTTTGGGTAGTAAACTCATCAGCATAGCCCATTGATTGGGCTATGCCAATAAGCATATTCTAAAACGCTCCCTCTTCTACCCGTACCCGTTGGCATTTGTGCCATCACGGACCAATGAAGGCGCAACAGCTTTTCTTCCCTTATCTGGAGTTCAATATCTCTGAACTCAGGTGTATTCATCACCTCTGCCTTCAGATGCTTCTTGATGACTTTTGTCAGATACCGTCGCCATGCCTCCTTGTTCTCCTCGATAACGAATGGCGGGCATTGCTCTCCGTAGAAGGTGTGCCAGGTGAATGGCTCGAAGTCGATGTGCCAGAGGAAGGATTTGTGTTGTGGATTTCTTTGTTCCATATTTTTTAGGGATATGCTTATACTTCTTAAAATTAGCCTTTCTTCCAATAGCGTACTAAACGCTCATTGATTTTCTTATTTGGAGTAAATTCTTTCAGTACCCTAATGTCTACACTTGTATTTTTTAGATAATCAACCAATCCTCTACTCAGTATCTTGCATTTATCCCATTTATCTATAAAATAGGATATAGAAGTAAAGCAACTAATTCTATTCCATTTTTTTTCGTCCAACTGATTTTTGCTTAGCGCAATATATATGTGATAAAAGCTATGCTTAAGCATTTCTATCGCTATAACATCATGCCAATTGTGTGCAAGAATATATAGGTATATATAGAAATCAATGTTCTTATTTTCATTGTCTTGATTCAAAAAAGCTTTCCATACTGATGAAGAATTACTTTTCAAATCATAATCATTCGGCTCTATATTATATAACAAGAATCGCTCAACTCGTTCATTAATGATTTCTTGCGACTTCATCCATATGAATATATCTTGCTTTTTTAACAAACAAGCCTGCAATAAAGAAGACGATACAAAATGGTGGCTATCACTATTTGCAGCTTCAAAGATAATCCTAACCGCATTTTTTGCCTTCTCTATGATTTTTTTTGAGACATCCTCACCAACAAGAGTTTCTGCATCAATAGCCTTATTCAGCAATCCATCCCAATATATGAATTTATCAAATAGTTTTTGGCTGAACAGTAAAAATATGGTATTAAATTTATCATTAGAAACTTTAAGCCACCAACCTGATTCAAAGAATCTATCGTTAGAGCTAATAAAAGGCAATAATTTTTCCCATTCTTTGTCAATAAGATTATATAATTCTTGTTCTTCCATATTATTAATGGCATAGTGCAAGGCTTTACAAGCGGTGTCATTAGGGTGAGGCAATGCTGCAATCTTGGTGATTAAATCTATGTAACCTGCATGGTCCTCTTTATCCAACTCCATTAAACGACTTTCAAACTGTGTTTCTTCTGGGTATAAAAAAGAATCATTTTTCAATGATGCAATTTGATAGAGATAATCTTTTTCTGTTCCATATAAACTGGAAATTTTCTTTGACAAGAAATTACACTTCAATCGAACTCCATCGTATATAGTTGGAAATGATTCTTCTAACAAATGAAGAACCTCCGCATATTGTTCTGCCCCAACATTCTCCGTCAAAGCTGTATCAAGTTTTTTCATTAATACAGCAAAAGCCATGAGCTTATCTTTATCTTCACGTATATCCTCACGAAAAAGCCTTATCAAACTAGGAAATGGGTCATTTAATGTTTTTGATTGTTCAAAGATATATTGCAATCCAATATAAAAGTTCGTCTTATCAAATTTTCCGTTCCATGGAGCATTAGACAAAGATATATTGGCAGTATTGTCTGTGAATTGTATGGAAAAGTCTATATCTCCAATTTTTCTCTTAGAAACAGAACCTGTGCTCAGTCCAATGTTTTTCAGCATATCCAAAGGCATATATTGCAGTAGATAAAAGCACAACACATCGTATACCCCGTGGTCTTTATCCATGTATATAAATAGATTTTTATTGTTACCAAGCAACAATAAATAGAGAACCATCAAAGAAGTATCATCGAATTGCTCAAATACAGCATTTGAGTTTCCATTCTCAAATGTGTCTATTTCTATTTTTTGGTAATAGAAGTCATATTTGTCTTTTAGAGGTCGTCTGAAATAATTTTCCAGAGTTCTAAAGTCAAAATTCCTATCCAACTTTTTTAAATCAACAATAAGTGTATGCGTCCAGACACATCCAGGACGTTCCATTTCCTCGGCATACCAAGTTTTAGCAAACGCATACTTTTCGCCATTAGACAGAGGATAGAATGTCATATACGAGTCTTCTCCTAACTCATTTCTATAGCCAGTCCAATCACTTAGGACTGACATCAAAGAAGAATCATCATTAGGTTTTACCGGAAATGAACTCGCCAACAATCCATGTCCTTTGTTATAGCCGTGTAAAGTCTGTTCTATTATCATTCCTTTATAAGTAAATATAATGGTAAAGACAAATCGTGTATAATATCATCTCCAACCTCAACAAAAGATCTTTTACCTTCTCTTGTTTTCGCTTTTATTTCCTTTTTTGTTGCTTCGTAGCTTTCTTCATTTTCTTTTGGATACTCCAAACCTTGTGAACTCAAGCCAATAATATCAGCATTTGGAATATAGCATTTAAAGGGCACAGAACGAAGCGTATATAAAGCCTTATGCCCAAAAATCGGTTGAAGCCTTTGAAATATAGTTAGTTACGATAATCTTGCATGAAGAGCGACACAAAACGAAACGTTTACATGGGTTTAATTTTGGTTTAATTCTGTGGTCTCCTGACTTGCGTTTGAGGGCGGTGGACTTGAATGAGGTTTACAAATGGCTTACATGAGGATGATGGGGCGTGTGCATGGGTGGCAATCGCTACCCATTATTTTTGCCCTTTTATGATTATTTAAAATGCAAAATTATTCCATATAATGATTATTTGGTATATTTGCACCGAAATTTAAATGAATTGATATGGCAAAGGTTATACACGTCCATCTTATTGTGGGCAAACATAATGGCTTGAAAGACTTCTACTTTTCAAGCATATCGGCGGTTTATACCGTGCTGACCTCAGAAGAGGTCGGATGTACCAAGAGTTACTTGCTTCATGCTGGGCTGTCTGGGAATGGGTCTATAATCACGAAACGAGCTATTATAAAGCAATCTACGCTTATTTCGGGTGGTCGGCAAGGGTCTATGAAAGGAAGTGGTTAAAACGCCGTTAGAACGGCTTATTTACGGTATTCAAACCGAATATGAATGAGGGGGCTTCACGCTCCCTTTTTTCGTGTTGAAAAGTGACGATTTTGGGGTAAGGGTTACACTAAGGGTTACAGTTAAGGGTTACACTTTCGAGAATTAAGGGTTACAAAAGTGGGGTCGTTGGCATACAAAAAGCTGAATGAAGAAACTAACCACTTTTTGCGGTTAATTGTGAAGAAACTACCCCCTTTCGGAGCAACGATTTTTGAAGTTTACACCTTATTATATATAAATATAGGGCTTTTGGGGGACGATAAAGAGGGGGGTGACACCCCCACTTGGAGTGAAAGGGGTGTCACTATGAGGTTAAAAGAACTTGCTGATGCTGCCAATGACCTCAAAGATGTTCAATATCCTTGATTTGGGGTATTCTTGTTCATCGAAATCTTGCAAGTTTATTGGGATGAAACGGAACTTATCTGGATCATCAGATTTGCGCAGTATCTTGATGGTTCGTATCGTGTCAAGCACAACAGCGTATATTTCGCCATACTGGACATCATCCAGCGTACATTGGCGAAGGGCAATGATGTCGCCATGGTTGATTTTTGGCTCCATTGAATGACCTGTAACATTGCACCACAAATCGGCCTTTTCAAAACCACGGATGACAATGTTGGTAGCAGGAACACTTACCTGAGAGTTGAATATCTCAGTGAAGCCTCCAATGAAATCAACATCATAGTATGGCTTACCAACATTTGGATCATCAGCGAGCTTTGGAGTGCAATATGTTAAAGAATCATTATATGGCGATTTTTCTTGTTTATTTTCTTGCATAGTGCGCAACATATCACCATTGCCAGTTATCAGCCACTCTACATTTACATCTGGAGCATAAGCGAGAAATCTTGCAATATTATCTTCACTAATACCATTATTTTGTTGCAATATACCACGTGTTACACCCGATTTTTTGTAAAATTCATAGGGTGTAACGTCCTTTTTTGATAAGTAAAGCAAGATATTTTGCTTTATAAGCGATTTTTCTTGTTTATTTTCTTGCATAATCGAGATATTTTGTTTATCTTTGCACCGTGTTACTAAAGGAACACCGCGCCAAAGATACAAAAAAGGCGTGAGAAAGACGAATTTTGCATCTTAAAAAGATAAAACAAGATTTGTATAACGATTAAAAATGGAAGCAATGAAAAAGTACATTGACGTAACAAGAGAAGTTCGCCAGGACATCATGGCAGCGTTCAACGTTACAGGGAAAATGGTTTATTATGCCCTGAACTTTGACGCAAAGCGTGGCGAAAGTGACAAGGCAAAGCGCATCCGTGTATATGCCAAGCAGAAAGGTGGCATTGTGATGATAGTTGCCCCAGAGGTTGAGACCATCCATGATGCAGATGGCTATATGCGCCAATACTTCCCCAATGGTGCAATGATTGAGTGCAACAAAGCCAATGGCAATGTGGATGTGTTCTACAAGGGCAAGATGATGAAGCAATACCAGGATGTGAAAATCAAGCAACTGGAAGAAATCCAAAGCATCTTTGCTGCATGGACACAGAGGGATGCCGACATCTTGACTACCCCAGAGCTTTACAAAAAGTACGCAAGACCTGTTTGTGCCGAATAATCAAGGAGGTGAGAAATGGAGTATTACGGTAACACACTTTGCATTTCAGCACGTGAGCTTGTTGACGGTGGCATAATGACTGCCTCGAACTACAAGCAGCTATCTGCCAGGAAGCGCATCAATGTGGTGCGTAGCGGTAAGGGGCAAGGACGTTATGCTCTGGTTGCCGTTGATAGCATTCCTACCATCTACCGCAAAATGGTGGATGAACTTTATCCTGGTGGTGACACTGTGAGACTGGAAGGTTGGATAACATCCAACTATGAGACTGACCAAGCAGCCGTTGCTTTCTTCAACGACCGTGCCAAGACTGGGCTTGACCTCACACAAGAGAAAGTGAAAGAATATGTGGTGAATGCCTCTGTTCTGAACACTTGCATCAAGCTCTACAACCGTGCAAGCGCATCAAAGAAGCTGATGGGAGAAAAATATGACTGGGAAAAGATGGCAACCACCATCAAGACCCTCAAAGAGAAATTTGGCCATACGCTACCAGCTTCAACCATGCGATTCAGAAAGAAGGTAGCCGAATACAAGAAGTTTGGCTATGCCTGTCTGATAAGTGGCAAGTTTGGAAACCAAAGCGCACGCAAGGTTGACCACAAGACAGAACGCTTGATTTTGGGTTTGGCGGTACTTCCTAATAAGCCATTCAATACAAGTGTCTTGGAACTATACAATTCGTTTGTATGTGGTGAAATAGAGGTCTATGATCCAGAAACTGGAGAACTATTCAACCCCGATGATTTCACAGACAAGAGCGGTGAACCAAAGGTTTTGAGTGAATCGACAATCACCAACTACTTGAACCGACCGAAAAACAAGGTGCTGATTGAACATGAGCTTATGAGTTACACCACCTTCATGCACGAACAGATGCCGCACATGCACCGCCATGCCGGTGAGTTCTCTCTGAGCCAAATCACAATGGATGACGTGGACTTGACACGAAAGTTGAAAGACACCAAGCAAAGGGTTCACGCTTACTATGCTTACGATGTGGTCAGCCAATGTGTGATTGGCGCATCATACGCAAGGAAAAAGGATGAAATCCTGGTGCTTGACTGCTTTAGGGATATGTTCCGACTGATAGAACGCAACGGTTGGGGTATGCCAGCAGGTATTGAGGTTGAGAATCACTTGATGTCGCAATACAAGGACGGATTTCTGCAAGCTGGTGTTGCATTCCCATTTGTTCATTTCTGTGCGCCTCAGAACTCGCAAGAGAAGTATGCAGAGAACTTGAACGGAGCGAAGAAACGCAGCATCATCCACAAGAACCATGAGGGCATTGGCCGTTTCTATGGCAAAGGCAAGTGGCGCACGGAAAGCAAGAAAATCAGTGATGAAACCAATGAGCTGTATGAGGATAAGGAATATTTCAGCTATGACCAACTGATAGCTGATGACCGCCAAGACAGTTATGAGTGGAATCACAGTTTGCATCCGAATCAAAAGAAGTACCCTGGCATGAGCAGATGGGACGTTCTTGTCAGCAACATCAATCCAACCCTTCAACCGCTTGACAAACTTACGCTTGCAAGATACATTGGCGAAAGAGTGGAAACAAGCATCAGAAGAAACTCCACCGTAAGAGTGGCATACGAAGATTGGTGGTTGAGCAAGACGGAAAAGCTGGAACGCCTGGAGCCAAACAACAACAAGGTGACAGCATACTACATTCCAGATGCGGACGGCAGACCACAAGAGGTGTTCATCTTTCAAGGTGACAGATTCATTGACCAAGTGGAACGAGTGGAAACCTACAACCGTGTGATGGCAGAACAGACTGATGAAGACTTGGAGAAATACCAAGCACAACAGAAGAAAGTAGCCTCATTCACGAAATATGTCAAGGACAATGCCATTGGCAAGGTTGGAGTGATGAAGTCGGATGTGCCAAAGGAAGAGGCAGAGGAAACCTTTGTACTTCCACCGCCAAAGATAGAAGACCCCGATGAAGCATATAAGCCAGACATGAGCATTGAGGAAAGGGCTTTGGCAGACATTTAGACACCATTGAAACATCATTATAACAACGATTAAAGATTAAGAATATGACAATAGCAGAAGCAACAAAGAAAAAGATCCTGGCAGCGATAGCAGCCAACAGGTCAAACTATCCAAGTGACGCAAAGCACGCAACCGCCCTTGGACTTTCGACATCCATTTATAGTATGTTGAAGAATGGTCAGACAGAAAAGGCTCTGAGTGATGCCAACTGGTTGAGCATTGCAAGAAAGCTGAATGTGGCCTTGCGCAACGAAATAGAGTGGAACGCAGCCCCAACAGAGACCTTCAAGTATATCACCAAGCAAATAGAGTTCTGTCAAGGCTCAGGGCAAAGCAGCATCCTTTGCGACATACCCAACATTGGAAAGACCTTCACGGCACGCTATTATGTGCAAGGTCACAAGAATGCAGTTTATATCGACTGTTCACAAGTGAAGACCAAGTTGAAGTTGGTTCGCAAGATAGCTTCAGAGTTTGGTGTGGACAGCAAGGGACATTATGCCGATGTGTATGAGGATTTGGTTTATTACCTTCGTTCCATCGAACACCCTCTTATCATCCTTGATGAAGCTGGAGACTTGCAGTATGAGGCTTTCTTGGAACTCAAAGCCCTCTGGAATGCAACCGAACGTTGTTGCGCCTGGTACATGATGGGAGCGGATGGACTGAAAGAGAAGATAAATCGCTCCATCGAGTGCAAGAAGGTTGGTTACACCGAAATGTTGAGCCGTTACGGTGGTAGATACTCCAAGGTTACACCAGATGATGGCAAGGAACGTGATAAGTTCTTGCGGCATCAGGCAGAAGTGGTGGCAAGGGCTAACGCTCCAAAGGATGCCGACATTGCAACCATCGTGAGAAAAACAAATGGTGGCTTGCGCCGTGTATATACAGAGATTGAGAAACTGAAACTTGCATAACCATGGCAAAGCGAGCATACAGCCCCAGGGATATTGCAGCAAAGACATACGTCACCATTCCCTGGGGTGAGAAATGGAGCAAGGTGTTTGGCTATCCAAGCATAACAGAGACATGGTTTGTGTCTGGATCGAGCGCAAGCGGAAAGAGCAGCTTTGTGATGCAGCTTGCCAAGGAACTTTGCTCGTATGGTGGCGTTCTTTACCTGAGTTATGAGGAAGGTGTGAGCAAGAGCTTTCAAGACCGCATCAACCGCTACAAGATGAATGAGGTGCAAGGCAAGTTTCGTGTGGCAACAGACGACACCCTTGATGATTTGAGAATAAGGCTTAAAAAACGCAAGAGTGCCAAGTTTGTCATCATTGACAGTTTCCAATATTCAAATTGGAGCTATGAGCAAGCCAAGACACTTGCAGATGACTTTCCTCGAAAGTGCTTCATATTCATCAGTCAGGAATACAAGGGGCAACCGCTTGGCAAACCAGCAGCCCGATTGAAGTATATGGCAGGTATGAAGGTGAGAGTGCAAGGATATAAGGCATATTGCCAAGGCCGTGCCATTGGTGAGGCTGGTGAGGCATTCACCGTATGGGAGGATGGAGTAATACAAACAAGCAACGAAACATAAGGCGTATGGACAAATACAAGGATGGTGACACCATTTTCATCTTGATGACGGCAGAACAATGCAAGTCGGTTATGAGAGAATGGCTTGAACATAATTACGAGTGCGACTTGAATGTAATGCGTTCACAGAAGAACAGAGGCAAGTTTGTACTGAAAACAAAAAGCCTGATGTGGTCAAACAGAATCATCCAGTGGCATGGATATGAGAAAGTAACTTATCAAACAATATAGCTTATGGAAGAAGTGATTGAGAGCCTGGTGTCAATCATCAGGGACAAGACAAAGGATTTTACCTACCTGGATCAAGAACAGATATTCAGAGACTTGTCTGGCAGATTAAACGATATGTCGCTTGATGCCATGAAGTGTGAGTATCTTGGTGAGAGAAAGGAGGTGGCAGACGATGAGTAAAGAACGAAGGGTGTTAGAACTGGTTCCACCATCATGCCAAATTACCCATGAGACAGTGATATGCCATGGGCATGAATGTGGATATTGCCACGGCAATGGTTACTTCTGGGGACGTGATGCCAACTGGGAAAGCGTGAAAGTTCCTTGCCCGATATGCCAAGGCAAGAAAGAAATGAAAGCCATCATTGAAATAACGTGGCTACCAGACAATGAAAAGAAAACTAAAAAATAAACGAATATGAGTAAAATCGGTAATTGGTTCCATGCCATGCGTGAGAACTACAAGAAAAAGGCTGAACAGAAACGTGCAGCACAAGTGAGAGAAGAAGCCATGTCAAGACTACAGGCAAGAGAGTTCGATGGCAAGATATTCCTTTGCTTCGACAATGTGCCAATACTGGAGACGGAAGACTTGACCCTTGGCATGGCTGCAAGCGTGAAAGAGGCACGCCAGTATTTTATGACTTACAGAGGTGTCGGCCATGAAGCAGCAAGTAACGAACTTTAGCCGTTTCTTTGCCTCATTCAACGAACTGCCTTGCTATTGTGGCAGCCGTGAAGAGTTCAAGAAGGAAATAGTCAGTCAATACACATTCGGACGCACAGAGAGTTTGAAGGAAATGACACTGCAAGAGTACAATGATTGTTGTGACGGTCTGGAGAAACTGAGCGGTCGAAAAGAACGATTGAAGCGCAATCGCAGCATCTGCCTAAAGCTGATACAAGAGATTGGCGTGGACACAACCGACTGGCAGCGCATCAATGAGTTCTGCAAGCATCCCCGAATTTGCGGAAAGGAGTTTGCCAGAATCCGACTTGACGAAATGGAAGATTTCCAAAGAAAGCTCAGAGCGATCAAGAAGAAAGGTGGCTTGAAAGAAAAAGAAGACGTTAACAATCCTGGCAAGATGGTGATGTATATCCCTTTGGATGGAATCCCTCATGCCTAAAAATACAACCCATTTAAAACAATAAGACAATGGAAGAAAACAAGAAACAGACAGTGGAAATGACAGCGGAAGAGGCAGAAGCCTTCAAGCAGTTCCAAGAGAAGCAAGCCAAGGAAAAGGCTGCTAAGAAGCGCAAGGAAGACCGTGAGGCTTACGCCCAGTTGGTGGACAGCGAGATTGAGAGTGCCATCCCCGAACTTCGCAGCCTGTCAGAACAGATGCTTGCAGTGAAGAGCAAGGTTTATGAGAACTTTGCGGAAGTCATCAACATCAAGGCAAACGTGTTGAAGCTGACCAAGGACACCCAGCGCACACACACCTTCACCCATTCAAACGGAAAGATGCGCCTCACGCTTGGTTACAACTGCATTGATGACTACCGTGACACAGTGAATGACGGCATTGCCATCGTCAAGCAGTACATCGAGAGCCTTGCAACCGACACCAAAAGCAAGGAACTTGTGGCAACCATCCTGCAGCTATTGAGCCGTGACGGAACAGGCAACTTGAAGGCAAGCCGTGTGTTGCAGCTTCGCAAACTGGCAGACAAGAGCGACAACGACCAATTCAAGGAAGGTGTGCAAATCATCGAAGAGGCTTATCAGCCATCGCTCACCAAGCAGTTCATCAGAGCTGAGTGGAAGGACGAACACAACAAGTGGCACATCATCCCATTGAGTGTGACAGATGTAGAACAAACAGAAACTAAACAAGAAGCCAATGAAGACAACGACAACCAAGGCACCCAAGGTGGCACTGTGTAGAATGTGCCACGGCACTGGGAGAAAGGGCGAGGAAATTTGCCCACAATGTGAAGGAAGTGGACGTGTGACAGTGAGCTGTGAAATGACACTTGACATCCGTCCATATCATCCAAAGGTTAAACATACAACAAACAATTAGCCCCATGGGAAAGCGACGCGGACTAAGTTATCAGAAACGTGTTGCTGACATCAACAGGATATATGACCGGCATATCAAGGACGGTGTTCCAAACCGTGAGATATGGCGCAGGTTCATATATCCTGAGTATGCTATCAGTGAGCGTCAATTTTACAATATATTGAAAGCGTCTGCTGAATCAAAGAATGAGATTCCAGCAGACGCTCAACCGTATCTTGATTTTTGGAATGATGAGCAAGGAAAAGACTATTATTAAGAGGATTCTGAATGACATCCGCGTTGACCTAAGTGACGAGTTTGACCAGAACTTTGAGCGAGAGGCATTTTTCAGCGAGGCATGGGAACGGCACAGAAGCCCCCTTCGACCAGGTGGGCATATTCTTGTTGATACAGGCACGCTGAGGAGAAGCGTCAGAAGCGAGATGAAGGAAACGAGCATCCGCTTCTTCACTGATTTGCCATACGCCGACATTCACAATGAAGGCGGTGAGATAGTGGTGACAAAACGAATGAAAGGCTATTTCTGGCACAAGTACATGGATGCCGCAGGTGCATTGACCTTTGCAAGGCGCAAGGACGGCACGCAGCGCAAGAACAAAAAGACACGGCACATCAGTGACGTGGCAGAGTTCTGGAAGTTCATGGCCTTGAAGAAGGAAGGCACGACAATCAAGATACCAAAGAGGCAGTTTCTGGGTTTGTCACCAGAGGTGGAAAAGGCAGTTACGGACATCATCGAGGATAATTTGCAAGAATACCTCGGAAAGGAAATGGAACATTTTGAAAAACGATTGAAGAAATGAGAAAAGAGATTTACAAGATGCTTTGTGAGCGTCTGGGCAATATACCAGAAATCAAGTATATTGACCTTTGGAACCACAATGTGGAGTTCATTGAACAAGAAGACAACTGGGAACGTCCAGCGGTGTTTGTGGAGCTTTGCCCAATCAACTGGGAGGCTACGGTGGCAGGTATGCGCTATGTGACAGAAGCGAAAGTGAACTTGCACGTGGTGACGGACTGGTTGGGTAGCAGTGCAGCCAACAGCGACCAAAGAGAAGAGAGTTTGACCGTGTTTGACCTCTTGGAAAAGATTCACACAGCCCTGGCAGATGTGGACGGTGAGCATTTCAAGGAGTTCGACATCAGCAATTCGACAACCAACCACAACCATGAGGATATTTTGGAAAACATTGAAACTTATAGTTATGTGGGTTACAGAGAACTTGACCAGTCCAAGTAAATATGATTAAAGCATCCGATGCCTTGACAGCTTCGGATGCTTTTTTAATGTCCTTCGGATGCCGTTTGAACCTTACTGATACAAGCTCAAATCAAAAGCATCCTTCTTCTTCCATCCCTCAGCCAAGCTGTTTTGCACATATTCGGTGGCTTTCAGATAAAAGTCGGCGAGTTCTTCAAGTGTGTCAAACGTATGGTATGACGGTTCATCCTCAGTTCCAAACTTGAACGTTACTGGCAACGTCTTTCCTTCCGTTTGCACGGCAAGGTCATAAGCAGCCTTATAGTTGAACTGGTTTTCAGTGGACAGCCACACAGCCTGACCCTTATATGTGAAGCCAGAAATGATGGCTTGGTCAGTCTGTTCGTTGTACCAGTCCAAGACGGTTCGCTTGATGTCATCCACAGAAGGCTTGCCATTGGTAAACTCTGCCTCCATGTAGTTGGCCGAACCGTCCTCTTTAACTATGACATCCCAACGGATGCGCCATTTGTTCTTGACGGGGTTCACGCATTCAAGCAGTTTCACCACCGCACTTCCTTCTGTTCGTTTCATTAGCTAAATACGTATTTGGTTCTACCTTTGCCAAATGTCTCTGTTCTGATAGTTGTCTCAAAAGGCAAGCCATCTGGCAGTTCACTAATCTGTTGGAGAATATTCTTCATTTCCTCCGAATTTGTAAAAAACTTCTTTGCCTCACCGTTCTGTTCGATGGAGACAATGCAGCGGTCTTCGCCTTGCTCAGTCTTGATGCCAAGCTCGAAGTCCTTCACGATGATTGGTAAGTTCACTAATTCCCTGATGCTTACCACTGACCCAGGGAAACGCTTCTTGCCATCCGCTGGCTTATAAGAAACGTTCAAATCTTTAAATGATCTCATTGTTTTGCCTGTTAATTTATTAAACAATCTATTACAGTCGGCGTGCTTTGTCATGCCATAGAAACTGGCAATCAGCTCACGCCTTCTTTTCCTCGATTTAACCTCGTGCATTTTTCGGGCAAACTTCTGCTTGATACGCTTGCGTATCGCCACATGGTCGGGATATATGACATATCCCAAGAAGTCAATGCCCTCATCCACTGGGAACACCCTTTCATTTGGCTTTATCTCCAAATCAATCTGGTTCACCTGAGAGTGGATAATTTCACGAATCATCCATAATTCCGCTTTCGTTTTACCAAGCACAAGGCCGTCATCACAATAGCGATAGAAATGAGCGACCCCACACTTATCTTTCAAATAGTGGTCTAAAAATACAGACAACAACAAGTTGCCAGTGGCTTGTGAGCTTCTTAGTCCAAAGCTGATGCCACTGTCCAGCATGGTAACAAAGGATTCCAACATAACGAGCAGCTTCTGGTCTTTGAACACACGGCGATAGCACCACATGGCAAAGTCTTGACGAACATTCTCATAGAAATGCCTTATGTCAAACTTGTAGGCATATAGCGTGCCTTCTGGGTCGTGCTGCATATCTTGGCGAATTACCTTCATAAGGTCGTGCGTGCCACGTTCCTTGATGGATGCTGCTGTTGTGCGTATGTAACGCCTTTGCAGATGTCTGTCCACCACGGACATGATAGCATGGACACCTATGCGGTCTTTCATCGAAAGAATCTGCAAGTTCCTTTCTTTGCCGTATTCGTGGATTGTGCGCTCACGGTAGCCACTCACACGGAAAGAGCCATTAGCTATTTGCTCTGTTAGCTCCTTAATCACCTCTTCACGATGCGCAAGCAAGTAGCGTCCCTGGCGTGAGCGTTTCCGCTTCTTGCCACGGAGAACTTCATCAAACGACTCTGACATATTGGAGTAGTCAATGATTTCTTCTATGATGTAACCTTCTCTACGCATTGTTAATAATTTAATGGCCTTTCGGCCTTCCTATCTCTGGGTCTGACTTCTTCGAGCCGTAAGAACGGCCTACCAAACTCCACCCAACACTTGATTTTTCAGCTTTCCCATATTGGTAGTTTGCTGAGGTTCGTTTCCCTCGGCTCCATGTTAGGAATCACGTCCCTGGTATGGTAGGCCGATTGATGGTGTAATCAGTTTGTCCAGGCGTGAGCCGACATTCGCATTCGCATTCGCTGCATCGTTATTCGCATTCGCATTCACGACACCGCCATTCGCATTGTTGTACCCACGATAAACCACACGGCTTATTGGGAAATTCCACCTTTTGGGCTGCAAAGTTACGTATAAAACTCTGTAGCTATACATTTTATAACGAATAACCTTAAAAAATGTTGTAATTTAGTTGCTATATTGAAATTTATTACTATCTTTGCAGCGTGGAGAGCGAAGTACTGATAACCACTGAAAGCAGCGTGCGACGTTGCAGAACCTGAGGCCAACGGATTATTCCATTGGTCTCTTGTATTTTCTGAGCTTGCCATTGACATACCAAAAGATATAGTCATGGTGGTAATCTTTACTATCCCAAATAGCTTTGTTTCTATCTTGGATTTGTCTTTCTGTAATTGGCTTTCTAAAGCAATGATCAGTCAGACAAACGCAAGCGTGTTGTGCATCAGAAGCATGGTTCGCATTACGACAGCAGTTCATTACTTTCTCTGGTGATTTCACATCTATATATCCAAATTCGCCCACTTTTAAATCAGGGTTTGCTTTACTGTCTTCTGGAAGCATATCATAAACCTTTCTTCTTCCATTTGTTGCGGTGAATTGAATTTCAGGATTTAGTAAACAATCACCAAATTCATCAGCAAAAGCCTTGGCAACATCTAAAACTCGCTTATAGTCTTCTGCTGTAGAGCAAGCCAAATCATGTTGCAACACCTTTCCTTTGATGCCAATATATTTGGTGAAATATTGTTCATCCAAAGGCTTTGCAAGTATCGCATCACGGTCTTCAACAGACAGATTTGTTTTTCCTGAATCAGTGTACGCATTGGCGCATTTATGTACCAAGCGGCAAGCAGCACAAAGTTCATTATCTGCAACAGGCTTTCTGTCAAGATCCAACTTACCTTTTGCAATATCACAGTCACGACATCGCTTGATGGTGTAAGGGTTGTAGTCAGGGACTGTCTTTTGCTCCTTGCCAGAATTGAAACGGAATATGCCCTTTTTATCAGTCTGCAAAGCATCCTCACCCAGCGACATGGCTTCATCATGTGGTGTTGGCTCGTATTTTCGTTTCAGAACTTGCACCACGGTACAGCGACAATTCCAACCATTTGGAGGGTAATATGATTCCCAGAAAGAATCAGATGGTGGAAGCGTTACACGGTCGAGCGAAGCGTGTTCTGGGCGAACCTTATCATCATGCTGAGTTCGATACTGGAGATAATAATGATCACCATCCTCCATGAACTTTTCCCACTTCGCAGCCATTTCCGCCGATGCCTGAACAAAGTTGTACTCAGCACGCAGATAGTTGGAGTTATACGTTTCATCTATCTTTCGGACATCGTTCAAAAAGCGTTCAAACGTCTTTTTATTGCCATTCTCATCAAGTAAGGACGGAAAAGCCTCATTGAGTTCATGGAACGTCTTCAAGCCACTAAAGATATAGTTGGAGCGAGTAAGACGTTGGTGCATGAGGTCGGACATTTCTACCTTTTGAAAAGAACTGTCAAGAACAGAGGTGTGCGTATTGATAAAGTCTTGTGCCTCATCAGAGGCTATGATGTTGATGTCGAAGTTTGCACCCTTCTGCTTGAAGAGTGCAGACATCATCTTTGCAAACTTCTTGCGAAGTTCCTCACGTAGTTCATCCTTGATGGGTGCAGCCAATGTCAGTGTCTTGTTTCCAAGGATGGTGGCATACCGTTGGTGCAGCCCCACATAGTCGGTGGGGCTTAATCGAAAAAAGGACGTGCGTTGTGCTGCTTCTTTGGGTCTTTGCCGTTATCACCACCATCATCAGGGTCTGGTAAAGGAACCTGTTGCTGACGGCGTTCACCCACAGGCATATTGTACTTGTCGGCAAAATACTTTGGATCGACCTCATAACGGTCTGCAATCATCTTTTCGTAGGTGAATTGCTGTTCTGGAGTGTAGTCAACTGCTTCATCCCATGCAAAGCGCAAGCCTTGAAGAGGAAAGCCAAGTTTCACCATGCGAGGAATAAGCTGATTGTTCACAAGGTCTGCCAACATATCCGCATCACTCTCCACAAGGTTCTGGAACACTTCAAGGTGGGTTTGCGACTGTGAAAGGCTACTGCCATCCTCAATGGTCATGGTCTGGCCAATAATGAGCTTTGACAGTTCTGAGTTGGCACGGTCAACACGCTTGTCATACACATTGAACGCATCGCCCTTGGTGCTTTCCACCACCTCAATGTCAGTACCCTCTGGGAACAAAGCCCAAAACTCAGTTCCCATGGTAGCCATCATGTTCTCCATCTTGGAAAGCTCCTTTTCGTCACGGACGGTGGTGTGGCCAATACGCATAGGCATACCAAAGATTTCACCGAACGTGTCCCAGAAGGCAAGCGTGTTCTTTTTTGGGATGGTATGTGCAGCAGCCTTCAAGTACAGTCCCAAGTCATCAGGCTGACCAGCCTCAATGAGCCAGTCAGTGAAAGGTGGCTGATGATAGTCGATGCCGGTAGTCCAGTCCATGCCCAAGTCAGTGATAACACGGCCATACTCAGGAATGACATACTTGCGGTTTATCAGTTTCACACCATTGAAGCAAGGGCAACCATCACCATCAGTGGTAATGTCGCCAAGCTCAATGAGCGAGTGCCCCCAATAGATGGAATCCAAGGCAAGGCGCAAGAGCTGCTTGAACCAGGATTGATTGAAATAGTGTAGCGCATCATCCTTGACATTCTCATTCTTGTCAATGATCTTGAAAGAACGAGCCATGACAAAGCCCTTGCGTTGTTCAACGCATCCCGAAAGGTGTGCATCAATATCAGCGTCACGATAGATGTCATAAAGACGTTGGCGGTTCGGACTTTCCACACTGATTGCCATCTGCCAGGCATTGCGCCAGTCTTGCATATCAGAGCGTGTAAGTGTCTCAGTGGTGCGTTGTAGCTGTGCCACTATTTTCTGGACGTTCTTGCGCCCAGAAGCCTTGGCAAGATTGAAATCACCATGCGAGGTGTGCAAAATGCGTGGCTTGCCTGTTATGCTCTGTATAAAATTCTGAATATATCCCATGTCGTTTACCAATTATGTCTAAGTTTACGCTGACAGCCATAGACAATGGAACTGCCAACCATTTCACCGTTATCATCCAGCATCAATGGCAAGTCAGGAACAATCTTGCCAGACTGAACACCCTCCAACCACTTGGGATGAAGAACTGAACATGATTGCCTTCTGTCAGCTCTACAGCCACATGCTTGCCATAGGTTGGTGAGCCTTTGCGAATATCTACAGCGACATCAAGGACTCTACCCTTTACGCAGCGTACCAACTTGCTCTGGGTATATGGTGGGCGTTGGAAGTGCAAGCCTCGCATCACGCCATAGCTGCTCATAGACTCGTTGTCTTGGCAAAAGTGAACACTGTGTCCCAGGATTGGGGCAACCTTTTCTTCAAACTCTCGCTCGCTGAAGCTCTCGAAGAAGTAGCCTCGAGCATCACGGAAGAGGCGTGGCTCTATAATGAGTACGCCTTCTATTTCTGTTTTTACTATATTCATCGTTTTTAATATTCTAAATTCTTTTTTAATGTTTGATCTTTCTCTTCAAGTATTGAAAGGAGATACTTGCCATAGTCATTCTTCAACATTGGCTGAGCATTCTCTCTTAATCTTTCTGCGGTAATCCAACCTTGACGGTATGCAATACCTTCCAAGCAAGCTACCTTCAAGCCCTGGCGCTTCTCCAGGACTTCAATAAAAGTGGATGCCTCTGAAAGGGAATCATGGGTTCCGGTATCGAGCCAGGCAAATCCTCTTGCCATGGTCTGAACCTTCAGCTGCTTATCCTTCAGGAACTCCTGATTAACGGTGGTAATTTCCAACTCACCACGAGCAGATGGTTTGATATGCTTAGCTACTTCTACTACCTTATTAGGATAGAAGTATAAACCTACCACTGCATAGTTGCTCTTTGGATGCTGAGGCTTCTCTTCAATGCTCAGGCAATTGCCTTGCTCATCAAACTCTGCAACTCCATATCGCTCCGGATCACTTACACGATAACCAAAAACGGTTGCCTTGTTGTTCTGCTCTGCATCTACTACTGCCTGATGTAACATCTGATTTAATCCTGCACCATAGAAGATATTATCGCCTAATACGAGGCAAGCAGCCTCATCGCCAATGAATTTCTCGCCGATAATGAAGGCTTGGGCTAAGCCATCTGGTGATGGCTGCTCTGCATATTCGAACTTGACACCTAACTGGCTACCATCGCCTAAGAGGCGTTTGAAACCTGGTAAGTCAAATGGTGTTGAGATTATGAGTATCTCACGGATACCAGCCAACATCAATACTGATATTGGGTAGTATATCATCGGTTTATCAAAGATTGGTATCAGCTGCTTGCTGATTCCCTTTGTGATAGGGTACAAGCGTGTACCGCTTCCACCTGCTAATACTATTCCCTTCATAAATGTTTATTTGTTGTTTCTAAAATCATCCCGTCCTTCTTTACCATTAAAGAAGGCTCCACCTTTCATCTCAGTCTTCTCCCCTCAGGGAAGAAGAGGAAAACCGCCCTCCGGTGCTCGGAACCGCTTCACTATAAGGTTGTCGGACCATCAAAGGTCTACGCCATATTATGCGGGATGGGACCGCCTAAATCAAACCTTTCATTTTGTCTCTATTAATCTTCCTGATTGTATCATCCCTTTCTTAAATATCTTAGCAATTTCATGTATAGTTGTATCTACACTCTCTTTTGCCACATGTTTCTCTCGTTCTGTAAGAGATGAAGCCTCTATATTTTGCTTAGCACATTCTATAGCAGAGTCTCTGGTTTCATCAAAGGTATATTCCTTTATATGTCCAGAGCCTAATATCTCTTCTATGAATTTTGCTACAGCAAAGTCAGCACGTTGTTGCGCTAATACCTGTTCTTTAGTCATAACTTACTTTGATTTTTTCTTTTTATTTTTTAAATCTTGAATAAAGATACCCTTCTTCATGCCCTTATCTATATTAGGCTTGGCTCTAAAATACAGATCTGCAATCATATTAATCAAAAATTCATCAAAATCATTGGAATTTGATTTGTAATAAAACTCCAAAAGATTCATATAACATGCATCATGTATATACGCTCGGGTAGAAGTGTGAAGGAAGTTTTTAATTTCTTCCTTAGCTTTTAAAGGTTGAATATCTGCATATAAAAATATGGACATATATTTTTCTAACTCGGAAGTTGTCTCATTTTGTAAGTCTTCAACCATTTTTTGTTTAACTATTTCCAATATCTTTACTGTATCTAAGTTGCGATATAGGAATTTTTGATGCAAGAAAGGCAAGAAACGGAGCATGATATGCAAATCTTTGATACGCTCAGTTGGCATGTTTTTGTCTTCTGAAAGTTTTTTTGTCATCAACAATTTAGCCAACAAACAATATGCAATTGAGTATTTTAATATCTTGACATAAGACTCATATTTCAAATTTGGTATAGTTATTTCTTCTGAGTTTTTGAAAACATTCATAGCCAGTAATAGTTGTTTCGAGAGATTCAAGATAACATTATTGCCTTCGGGTTTCCTTTCAACCTCGCCATTCCCTTTGCAGTGATTTTTTAATATCAAGTCTCCACGCCTATCAGAATCTTCTTCAGTTTCTTTGTCTGGCAAACTTTCAATTAAGTCATCTGCAGTCATTTTATTCATAAGGCTTTCATTGACATTGAAGATATCATCTATTTTACAATTATCCTCAAACAAGAGTTTCCTCATACCAGAGTACTCTTCTTCCATTCTCTCTACTATTTTTCTCAATAGTTCGTGTTCGTTACGATGAATACCTGTATAATAAATGATCTCATTCGTATAATCGAGGTAATACTCTTTTGACAGAGTTTTTTCTCTAAACTCTTCATTGCGTTCCATTGCTTTTGCTAAACAGAACTCAAAGAAACACTCAAACCTAAAATACACGTAATTGTTGTCGTGAAGGAAAATCCCCATGTCAATGAATTGCTGCGCTATTTTTGACGCTTGATATATCGTCTTGAAATTTAATTGCTCTAGAAAATTTTCAATCACTGAAACATAAGCAGAGTACTCTACCTGATAGTTAAGTTCTGTTGAGGATAACATTCTTAAAGCTATATCTCCAAGAAGATTTAATTTATGCTTATAGTCGAATGTATTTCTTCCTGCCACATCAGAATCCTTACTCTTCATTAAATCTATCAAATATGTTTCGACTAACAGAGCTACATTCTGTGGTCTCGTATTTTGACGTTCCAAGATCCACAAAAACATGGATATAGAAAAAGGTGTTCTTGGAAGATTCAATTTTCCAAATATCTTGATTATCTGCTCAACTTTGTCTGCATTATCCTTTTCTTCAGCAAACCATTTACTAATCAAGACTCGTATTTGGTGTGTGTCAAATTGATGGATTTCTAGACGAACAAAATCCAATAACTTGTGTTGACCACTTTCCGCTATAACATCAGAACAACGATCTTCTCTACTTGCACCGATTAATCTCACCTTTTTATATCCAGCCAAAAAATCTTGTAGAGTTTTTAATTGTAGGATATGTTCTTGTGAAAATGAAATATTATCAACCAACAGCAAAACATTTGATTCTTTCAAGCAGTCTACAGTGGTAACTTTCCTGCATCGCCAAAAATCTGATATTTTAGATATTATGTCTTTTTCTCTTTTCAGACTGCGAAAATCCAAGGAAACTGGAATGTACTCTTTAGAGTATCCTCCTTTCAAAATTTCTATGCGTATCTTGTCCAACAAGATTGTCTTACCACATTCCTTTATTCCAAAAATGATGAAGTTGTCTTCGCATTCTATAATATTTCTAATATCTTGAATCTTCTCACTTGTATCTTCTAAGTTTTCATCATCAGACAAATCTTTTTGACGAACAATCGAAGGCATAACAAAAATTTCATCAATGGAACGTGGAGCAATGGTTTCTGTCTTATAGGTAAGAAGATGTTCATTCAAGTCTTCATTTTCCTCAATTAACTCTGACTTAATTTGATGAACTTCCAAGCTTTTTTGGATTTCTGCGCCAACAGGAATTGGATAATCCCAATTTTTATTGGAATCCAAAACAAACTTGTTGTGCTCTTCAGAATAGACTTGCAGTTTGAACTGCAAATTTTCTAAATCATAATCAACAATAGAAAAACTATTTTGAAAATTATCACTTTCAAATATGTTATGTGATAAAATGCCAGATGCTACAATTTTAAATGTTCTGCCTTGTGGCTTTATACTAAGTTCGGCGTTGAGACTATGTGTATGCCCACTAAAGTATAAATCAAAGTTGGATACTAATAGTTTGTCTATTTCATTGATTTCAAAATCTGCCATCCATTGGTAGTCATGATGTGAAACGGCAATCTTAACATCACAATCTTTCAAAAAATCAGATGCCCGCGACAACTGTTCACGTCCCATCAAAATTCGTCCTTTGTCGGTGCTAGAATCCCAACATCTCCAAACAGAATTAAGACAACAAATGCCTATTTTCTTGTTACCAATTTGATATTTGTAGCAAGATTCAAAATCACCAAACTTGTAATTGCATCCTAAAGCTGATTGATAAAATGACTTCTCATAAGACTTAAACGGTTCAATACGCCTTATATCTCTTAAGTTATTTTTGTCAGAACAAAAATCATCTATAGCTTGTAAGGAGGTCAATTTCCCTGCGATTCCCGCTTCTGCATATTTAGAATCAAGTTTACGATCTATATCATGATTGCCTATGCACCATATAAAATTCGTCAATGGTAGATGTAGACTCTCCATTAAAGGCTCTACTAAGATTGTCTGAAATGACAGGAATCCATCATTCAAAGACGCAAAACCTTCTCCACCTTTATTGATAGCATCACCTGAAAATATGACTAAATCTATAGGGTATTCCTCGTTTGCTGTTTTTACAGCTTCAATAAGTCCATCAACTATTTTCTGTGATTTTGCTATATTAGCATCATCATTAGAAAGGTGAAAGTCTGAAATATGTAAAATTCTCATATTATAAACGTTTTACAAAGATGAAATTTCATTTTCTATAATCATCATTGCAGGCTTAACTTTATTGTAAGCTGCTATAGTCGTCGATGGACTTGAAAATGTCGCCGTTACAACAATAGAAGAATGAGCAGCTTTATTCCTTATACCTGTAAAAGTACTTGTAATATTTACCAAATCTACTAACTTCTGTGGTTTCAACTTATCTTCTATATTCTCCCATGTATCTACACCCAATACAGAAGTAAACACTTTAAAGAGATTGCTATAATAATTGAAGCCAAAATTTCCTTTGATATTCTTTTTAATATTTTGTTTAACTATAGGATCAACTATATGATTATCAATATAGTCATAGACAATAGAATCCACAGAATCTTCCATCCACCCCGAGAATTCAATAACAGCTAGTTTGGAATAAAAAATCGGTAAGTCTGGATCCAAGATGCTATTATTATATTCTGTATCCAACCTTTGTAATTTTGCTTCTATATCAGAATAATTAACCATGAGCAAATATTTTTTTAGCTGCATTTATACGGTTTTTAACCTTCTCTAATGAACCTAGACCTTCCTTCAAGGTTTCCTCAGAGAAATTCACATCTCCTTCAACATCTTTATAAAGTCTATTTATATCATCAGCACTCTTAGTTTCCAAAACGCTTATATTTGCTGCAATACCAATCAAAACGGCTTCAAAAACATTTTTAGACGTAGAAAGTTTCTCAATCTCCATAGCAACTTTTAAACTCCTTGATAGCAAACTTGCATATTCATTTTTCTCTTCCTCTGTTAAATCTTTATGACTTCTCATAAATTCATTTAGAAATGCAGCAAGTTTGCCTTTATATTGATCAAGTTCATAATAAAAGGCAAAAAATCTCAAGATACGCTCTTCATTATTAAACCTTGATGTATCAATTTTCTCTTTGGTAATATGATTGACATTCAACCAATCAGGAGATCTTGCTAAATCCTTAAGCAATGTATTAAAATTGCCTTGAAATATACAATTTCTAATCTCTTGATTATACAACTTGTTACCCCCAGAATTCAAACGATAAAAAATCTGGAATAAATATTGCATATGAGTAGGTTTAGAATAGTCGCAACGTAACACAGTTACTGGTATCGTTAAATTTTCAACAATATCAATAATATCAGGACTATTTTGCTCTATTTCTACTTTTTTCTTGCCAGAAATTCTATCATCTACATCATCAATTTGAGACAATTTCCAGTCATTATCTCCTAAAAACTTACAGATAGTGTATATCACCATTACAGCGTCCCCACTATTTTACAAGTAGTTACACGTATCTGTTTTCGAAAAAAGTTATTTTATTATCGTTTTTAGGGTGAAGGATTGCCTAAGCGCACTCCTTCACCTCATCGGATTTCTCTACATAGTAACATGGAAGCATAGACTTATAGTCCTTATCCCCATCTTTCATGCGGGTAAGGATGTCTTCAATATACCTTCCAAAGTTTAAATTGTTCATTTTGCAGCTTTCATATAAAGAATACATAAAAGCTAAGTTCTCCGCAGCCTCATGACTACCTGCCTTGCCCCAATTGCGACGTCCCATGGCGATATGCCGGAAGCATCGCTCAATGGCTATGTTGTGGATTTCTACATCACCATTAGTGAGAAAGACTTGAAACGCCTCTTTATCATCAAGCACGTAGTTGACTGCTCGCATCACCATCTTGCCATACTTCTTCACGTCCTTCTCGTCCTTCATTCTCTGCAATGCCTTCATGATGGACTGAACGACGAAGCGACTGTACTTCAAGCGGAACTTTAGTCGAGCCTCACCTGTCTTGCCTTTTTCATCTGCAACTCGCTCTATATAGAAGAGGTAGTTCATAAGCTTGATGATTGGTCTCACTCGATGGTCTGCTATGAAGGCGTCCACGAAGTAATGACGGGCATGGAACCAGCAAGCCGTGCGAGTAATCTTCACACCATACTTTTCCTCAATGCTCTTGACTACTGTATCATAAAGCTTGGCTCTGTCTGCCGTAAAATACTTGATGTTCGAGTGCTCGAAGATTTGTTCCTCAGGGATTGTATGGCTACGACTGCCTTCACCGTAGAGCATGACAACCAGCTTCTTCTCCAAGGAGAGGGCGGCATGGATATACTCCACTTTGTACTTGTCAGGCTTGTCTTCCAACAAGTTGCGAACCAAAATACGAGTCTCGTCATTGTTGGTATATATCGATGACTTTATCACTTCCAGCATCAGGTCTTGCAATCGCTCACGCAAGCACTTCATTATCTCGTGCATCCACTTGTTGAGCGAGGACTGTGGCATAAATGCCTCCATGTCTCTCAGCATCTCCAAGATGCGATTCTCACTTACATTATAATGTATCTTCATGTCAAGGTAGAATCGGGCAAAGCTTGGAAGCAATGGATTCTTACCTACAATATGGTCTGGATGCTTGCTGCACATCGGATCATGTCCAGGAACATTGAACCTGCCGATTTCATACTCGATACAACCTGCCAAGGGAGCATAGCAATCGTACATTCTCACAATCCAAACGTCCTCGCCAGTAATCTTGTCTTTGCGATGGATTAGCTTGAAGCCTGCAGGCAAGTTGCTCGTATCAATACCCATAGAGTCAAGCACCTTGATGGAGAAGACGTTTCTTCTACGCTTAGGCTTGTCCTCTTTGTCTTTCTTTTCTTTCCCTTTTGTCGGACTTTGGCAACTTGGGCTCTTTACCTGTGTCAACTGGGGTTTGGTCAACTTCCTCAATAATTCCACTGGCCAACTTGTTAGCTTCGTCAACGACATCAGTGAATTCCATGTCGTTCATTCGACGTTCATCGAACTCAACCTCGCCTTTCATATAGGAACTAGCATCGCTGTTTGTCTTGAAGAGACGGCGTTGGAGCACCAGAACCACGCTGCGCAAGTCCACATTGGCTTGTTCGCTAAGTTCCTTGGCTTCCTTGGACTCTTGGAGTTTCGTTATTTTCTCCTTGGCTTTTGCCAGTTCCTTTTTAGTCTGAGAATGAGACTCACGCTCTTCATCGCGTTCCTTTTTATAACAGTCTCGTTGACTTTGAAGTTGTGCTTTTTCCTTATCCCATTCTTTTTGATTCTCCTCCAACTCGAGAATACGACTATCCATAGAATCAATCGTCTTGCGATTGGCCTCTAACTCATCCTCATGCTTAGACACAGCATG